GATAACAAAGAAAGAAGAATGATATTTGATGTTGTTATTAAAGATAACGACATGATCAGTGAAGACATTATTGCTTTCATGAAATTATCTGACGGTGGCTTTAAGATTTGGTTAGATCCAAACATGACCTGTAACCACATTGGTCCGTATAAATTTACCGGGGATTTTAGACCTTGGTTTAAGAACGGTATGCGAGTAAATCCTATTCCTGGTCTTCCTGCGGTACAATCAGCTGCTTCGCAACAGCCCTTTAAAATTCCTACATTACCGCGTAAGCAATTATGAACAAAACATTTGTAATGTTATCAGGGTTACCGAGATCTGGTAGTCAGGTCCTTAGCAGCATGTTAAATCAGCACCCTGAAATATACGCTACTACTACTAGTCCCGTAGCAGACATGGTAGGTATATTCGGTGACCAGTGGCCGGCGATTAGCCAGGCGCTATCTGACCCGCATCCTGATCAGTTTAAGAACATGTTGCTAGGGTTAATAGATGGTGCGTATAAGCACATAGATAAACAGGTAATAGTTGATAAAAACAGGCTCTGGCCTAGATATACGGAGCTAACTAGGCACACTTTTGGGTTTAAACCTAGGATTATTTGTACTGTTAGAAATATTCCCGAGATTTTATCTAGTTACATTCTTCTAATAGAAAAAAATAATCATAAAGTTACATATATTGATCAAGATTTGATCGATTTAGGTTTACCTATTAACAATAAAAACCGTTGTAGAATTCTGTGGGAAAAATATATTACACACCCTTATAATAGTTTGCGGATTGGCGTTAACTCAGGTAATGCCGAGCTGCTGTTTGTTAGTTACGACGACATTGTTAGTAAAGGGCAACTAACTGTTAACAAGATATGCGATTTTATCGGACTTGCGCATTATACATTAGATATTAATAATTTACAGCGCATGGATGAAAACGACGGGTTTCACGGTGGACTTGAAGGGCTTCATGATGTACGCTCTACTTTAAAACGTGCCAGTCCTTTACCTGAAAAAGTAATTGGTAGAGAATTAACAAATTTATATCGAAATATGCAGTTAGAATTTTGGAAAAAACTATGACAGGTACTCTTTACGCAATGATTACAACTCGTAGTTCTAATCATTACACTGCTATAGCGCTAGAGACGTTTTTTAAGAGCACTAAACTAACCGCGTATGACGAATTTATACTAATAGACAATGACAACGAGGGCACATACGCAGGTGTTAACGCCATTTCAAATCCCCGACCTAAAAGTTTTGCTGAGAATTGCAACCTGATGCTCGACTACGCGAACGGTCGTAACTTTTGCTTAGTAAGTAATGACGTAGCATTTACACCAAAATGGAATGAGCCTTTAACTCAATTTAGTAACGTAATAACTATACCTAGTTGTAATCAAACTCATCTTTACACAGCCGGTGATCTTCAATTACAACCAAGCATGCGTGTTGAAGAGTACACTGGCAGATATAACGAGTTATCTCAGATTGCTCAATTACATAAAGCACAAACTAGGCCTGGTTTTTTTGAAAGACTACTAATGGGGTTTTATGTGTTCATGATTCCAGCAAATGTTTATAAAAAAATAGGGTACTTTGACGAACGTTTCGGAGTAGGCGGAGGCGAGGATGTTGATTACCGATTACGAGCGTTACAACAGGGTATTTCGGTGAAATACATTTCTCAAAGTTATCTACTTCATTTTGCTGGAAAAAGCTCCTGGGATGGTCCGGAAAAACAGCTCGAAATTGATGAGCGAAACGCAAAGTACTTTTCTCAGTTTGCTGAAAAATGGGGAGAAGATTTAGCAAATCTTTGTTTAGCTGGAGGAAACGCTGGTTTAGTAATTGAAAAATATCAGTTATACTCGTATCTACAGAATCAAGATTATACAGCAGCAATTAAAGCTGTATTAAATATCACGCATAGGAACTAACAAATGGCAAAAACAATTTTTTACATCGACGGTGGTGCTGGTCGAGTTATCGCAGCAATCCCTGCTTTACTGAAATACCACAGACTAAATCCAGACGCAGAGTGGGCTGTGCTTATTCCTGCTTGGGACTATTTGTATTGGGGCATTCCTGAGCTCCAGGATCGGACCTTCGGTGTAGATACAAAAGGTATTTTTGACAGTATTGTGTTGAATTCCGAAAAGATTGTTACTCCTGAGCCGTATCGAGTTCCGGCATATTTCCGACAAGAAATTAGCCTCGCCGAGGCATTTGATAGGGAAATTAATAACACTACGGATCACAGCGACTTAGGTGTTCCTCGATTAGTGTTCAATAAACAAGAAACAGCAGTTGCTAAAGCAACTATCAGTGATTTAAAGAACATTCAACGGCGCCAAAAGACAGTAGTGTTTCAGCCCTACGGCCGCGGAGCAAAAGTCGAACGCGAGGAAATTATGGACGATGAAAGTCGTAGTTTAGACGGTAGGTCGTACCTTGCGCTAGTTAAAAAACTAGCTCAACGCTACAACATGATTTTCTTCGGCGAGCCACAATTCCAACAAAAAGCTGATACATTTGCTGCTAATTATACCTGCGACCTGCGTCAATGGGGCGCACTAATTCAAGAAGCTGATTATTTTATCGGTGTCGACAGTGTAGGCCAACATATAGCTCGCGCACTAGGCAAACCAGGTACAGTCCTTATCGGAAGTACTTTTGCTAAGAATACAACTTATCCTGACTTTTTTAATATCATCGAAAAGCCTGGTGTTAAAAAGTACAGTCCGATTCGTATTACCGGATTAGACAGTGTTCTAGCAAATCGACTAAACGAAAACACTATGAAATTTAGTGATAAAGAAATTAACGACATTTATAACAACATCGTATCTGACATCGAAAAGAAGACAAAATAATGCCATATAATATACTCTCGATTAACCCAGGCCATAATGGGTCTGCTGCATTTACTTCAGACGGCGAACTGATCTATTATGTAGAAGAAGAACGACTAAGCCGTAGCAAGTATGACGGGAACCCATTTAGGGCAATGCTAAACATTCTTCAATCTTTTTCAGTCGACGAATTAGTAATCGGCGGAACTAGCGACAATTTACATCAATTACCGTGGACAGGTGAAGATGCGTACACAGCGCTAGTTAGAAAATTCAATCCTAATGTAAAAATTACTAAGATGGGGCAGCTACACCACCTCGGACATGCTGCGTCGACCTTTTACGGATCAGGATTTGAGACTGCTGCTGCTATTGTAGTTGACGGAGCAGGTAGCCTTCATAATGAACAAATCGGTCAAACTGGGCAATTTGCTCAAGGATATGAGACTGAAACAATTTATCATTGTTCATATCCCCATGAATTTAATGCTGTTTACAAACGCTATAGTAACGGCGACGGAAACAGCGCCTACTACGATAACGGAATCCAGGAATTTGACGGATCTGTAACTATCACTAAATCGTACGAAGCAGTCAGTAACTATTTAGGTTTTGGCTTTATTGAAGCAGGTAAGACAATGGGCCTTGCTCCTTACGGACAGTATGATGAAAATATTCCTGACTTTTTTGTTAATGGAAAAGGAAATAAAAATCTACTAATTCCTCGTTATCCCGCCGGCGCCTTGATCGACGAAGATAGATTCCCTTATCTAAAACGTTATACTGAACCTAGTGAATGGCATCGAGATTTTAATCTAGTACGCGAGGTTGATAAGAATCTTGCGTGGCATGTCCAACGAGATGTTGAAGAACAAATGTTTAATCTGATTCAAAAAGCTGTAGATATCACTGGAGAAACTAACATTGTTATCAGTGGCGGCTTTGGATTAAATTGTGTTGCTAATTACAAATATCTTAAAAAGTTTCCAGAATTAAAGTTCTACGTAGATCCAGTAAGCCATGATGGCGGTACTGCTATCGGACTTGCTCGATATGCATGGCATCAATATAGTAAATCTTCGGAAATTAAAAAACTAAACTCAGTGTATCTAGGAACTCCTCCTGATTATAATCAATTAGAAAACATTGCTAGAGACAATCCGATGTCTATAGATGATGCTACACCTGCCGATGTTGCTAAGTTAATCGAACAAGGAAATATTGTTACTTTGTTCCACGGACGTAGTGAAGGCGGCCCCCGTGCTCTTGGAAATCGTAGTATTCTTTTTGATCCTCGCCATCCTAATGGTAAGGATATTGTTAATCGTGTTAAGATGCGCGAGTGGTTCCGCCCATTTGCAGGCAGCGTCTTGGTCGAAGATGCCAATGAATGGTTCGACATGGCAGACCTTGAAGAAAGTCCGTTCATGATGTATGCTGTAGATGTTCGAGCGGATAAAACATCTTTGATTCCTGCTGTTACCCATGTCGATAATACATGTCGCGTTCAAACTGTTAAGCGCGAAGATAATCCTAATTACTATGCGCTAATCGAGGCATTTAAAAATCTAACAGGTGTTCCTGTGTTGTTCAATACTAGCTTTAATTTAGCAGGACAACCGCTTGTTGAAAGCTTGTTTGATGCATTAGTTACTTTGTTTAACAGCGAAATTAAGTATCTTTATTTGCCCGACATCGGAAGACTTGTCACTAAATCAAACTAATGAAAAAATATCATTTTATTTCAGGATTACCGAGATCAGGCTCAACGCTTTTGAGCTCGATCCTAAAACAGAATCCTCGATTTAGCGCAGGTATTAGCGATCCGTTACACTCATATCTACATAGTATTATTAGAGACACTAATTCGGCTGTAGGAATGGATGCTGCAGTTCCTATTGAAAAACGTAGAGAATTGATGCGAGACATAGTTAATAGTTTTTACAAACACGATAACAAAGTTTGTTTTAACACAAACAGAGGGTGGGCAGCGGATACAAGTTTATTAAAAGACCTGTTTCCTAATTTTAAAATGATCGTCTGCGTTAGAGATGTAGCGTGGATTTTAGATAGTTTTGAACAACTAAACGCTAAAAATCCTCACACAATTAAACCATTATATCATCATCAGGAATTAGGTAATGTTCACGAACGATGCCGAATGCTAATGGGCGAGATTCCTAATTTCGGAGGGTATGTTCACGAACCTTTGATCAACGTACAACAAAGTATGTTTTGCAATGAGGTAAATCAAATATGCTATGTCGAGTATGATACTTTAGTAAAATACCCTGAACAGGTGATGCGGCAAATTTATCAATTCTTAGACGAGCCTTGGTTCGAACACGATTTCAACAACGTTGAAGATAGTTACGACGAATTTGACGAGCAAGCAAAAATTGCTGGATTACACGCAGTTCGTAAAAAAGTAGAACATCGAGAAAGACGGAGTATTTTGCCTGGTGAACTCTGGGACAGATATAGTCCTATGAGTTTTTGGAGATCTCTATCACCCGAGCAAAATAAACAATTAAATTGGATTGTACCTATGTCAGAGCAGGCCCCGCAACTACGATCTGCCCCGATTGTTCGAACATCAGCGCGACAACTGTAACAAATATTGACATTTAGTCAAATAGTTTGCTATAATTGTAGCATGTTACAGACTCATATTCAGCAATTAGTCAACGCAGCTAACCCTGCTTACATAAGGGACTATTCTAATTTTCAACCCGGAGTTGATACAGTTCTTTATTCTGGTCCTTATTGGGATAAACGAGAAATTTTTGCCGCAGTTGAGGCATTTGTAACAGGCAAATGGTTAACTAGCGGCGAATACGTAGACAAATTTCAGATAGAATTTGCTCGAACATTTAATGTTAAGCATAGCCACATGGTTAACAGCGGTAGTAGTGCCAATCTTGTGATGTTCACTGCTCTTAAAAAGTACTTTAACTGGCAAGATGGGGATGAATTAATTGTTAGCCCTGTGGGGTTCCCTACAACTATTAGTCCTATTATTCAAAATAATCTTAAACCAGTGTTTATCGATATTGAGTTTGACACACTTAATTTTGATGTTAACCTGATTGAATCTGCAATTACATCAAAGACTCGGGGAGTTGTTGTTAGTCCGGTTTTAGGCAATCCGCCCGATATGGATCGAATTAGGGAAATATGCGATAAGCATAATTTGTTACTAATCGGTGATAGTTGCGATAGCCTAGGTACTCGCTATAACGGCCGCCATTTAAGTGATTATTATTTTTCTTGGACCTGTAGTTTTTTCCCTGCTCATCACATTAGCACAGGCGAAGGTGGTATGGTTTCAAGTAATGATACTGAATTTATCAACATCGCTCGCAGTGTATCGTGGTGGGGTCGAGATTGTCGGTGCAGCGGAGCAGCAAATCTTCTCGCGTGTGGAACTTGCGGAAACCGATTTGATCGTTGGTTAGAAGATTATGACGGAGTTATCGATCATAAGTATGTGTTTACTAACGTTGGATATAACTTAAAACCTCTCGATTTTCAAGGCGCCATCGGCAGCATTCAGTTAACTAAACTAGAAGACATTGATCATAAGCGCCGACTACACAAAAAAATAATTGAGAACGAATTGCTGAACCATATTCCTACACTAACACCTGTAAAAATGCTACCAACTGCCGATACATCATGGTTCGGTGTACCGATTCTTTGCTCAAGCCAAGAAGAAAAAGAACTGCTAGTGGATCACTTTGAGCTGAATAAAATCCAAACTAGGAATTATTTTGCTGGAAACATCCTTATTCATAGTGCTTTTAAACATCTTGATGATTATAAAAAATATCCTAATGCCAATAGGGCGTTAAGCCATGTATTCTTTTTAGGGTGTACTCCTCAATACAATCAAAAAGTATTAGATTACATTATCGAAGTTATTAAAAAATGGTAAATTTGTTTGGCAAAGGGTTTATAGGAAGCCGTTACTCCGATAAGTATCCTTGTGTAGTTAACGATCGAAATGATTTAGTTCCTAATACTAAGGATGTGCTGTACATGATTAGTACTGTTGATAACTACAATGTCAAGACTAATCCATACTTGGACATCGATACGAATTTAACCACGTTAATTAGAGTACTAGAAAATTGGAGACACCAATATTCAGACGGTGTATTTAATTTTGTAAGTAGTTGGTTTGTTTATGGAGATACTGATCTTCCTGCTAGAGAAGATAGTTATTGTAATCCCAAAGGGTTTTACAGTATCACTAAACGAGCAGCAGAGCAGTTATTAATTAGCTACTGTGAAACGTACCATTTAAAGTATCGAATTTTAAGATTTGCTAACGTACTAGGGCCCGGGGATACCAAAGCTAGTCCTAAAAAAAATGCAGTTACATACATAATTAACCAAATGAAACAAGGACTACCTGTTAATCTTTATGACGGCGGAGAATTTATCAGAGACTACATTCATATTGATGATTTGTGTCGCGCTATCAATTTAGTAATAACAACAGGGGCCGTAAATGATATATATAATATAGGAAATGGCGTAGGTACTCAATTTAAAGACATTATTAATTATGTATTGAAATTGGGGTCAATTTCTCAGATTAATAGTATCGAACAAGCAAACTTCCACAAAATAGTTCAAGTAAAGAGTATGTATATGGAAACTTCTAAACTTAAAAATTTAGGATATGTTCCGCAATATTCTATCTATGATATTATAGACGAGTTGTATATTAAGAATTAAAATGCCATACCGAATTTTAATCATGGGATTACCTGGTGCTGGAAAAACTTATCTTGCTAAATCTATTGTAACGCATTTACAAAATGCTGGAAAACAAGTAGGTTGGTTAAATGCTGATGTTGTTCGAACAACATATAATGATTGGGATTTTAGTTTTGAAGGTAGAATTCGACAAAGTAAAAGAATGCGCGAACTTGCAGATCAAATGTCTAATTGTGATTATGTGATTTGTGATTTCGTAGCCCCATTAGTTGAAATGAGAAATAACTTTAACGCAGATTGGACAATCTGGGTCGATACAATTTGCAAAGGGCGATACGACGATACAAATTTTATATTTTCAAATCCCGAAGTTTACGACTTTAGGATTACTGAACAAAATTCTGAAAAATGGGGTAAATTTATTACTTCTAGGATCATAGAAAACATAAAATGACAACCGATACCAACAAACGAAGTTTAATAAAAACTATCTCGTGGAGAATTACAGGGTCGGGGGCAACATTCTTTGTCGCTTACTTAATTTCTGATAATTTTAATATTTCGAGCACAATTGCTCTGCTTCAACTGGTTACTAATACTATCTTGTATTATATACACGAGCGTATTTGGAATAAAATCAATTGGGGCAAAAAAATAAATACACAGTTATAACAATCAACCTTAAGGAAATATATTATGACAACAATCACGTTAAATAAGCCCGTTACTATTGTTCCAGCACAGGAAGCTGTGACTGCTAATTCTTTTGTAGTTACCTACATTGAAGAAAATTACGGTGTGTTCACAGACGAGCAAGACGGTCCTCAACGACGCCCCGGTAGAGGGCGTCAATCATCTGTTATTGCAGATGTAGAAATCGGAACTGCCCCTGGTCCTGTTTCGTACCGCAGTATTACTGTATGGGAAGGTGACGCATACCTAGCTGTTCGCGGAACATGGACAGACCAGGATCTTTATAATCGTGTTAAAGAAATTTTAGAAGCTGAATAATTTAGATTAATTCGAGCAGTAGTTCTAATTTAGCCTTAATAGTTTTGCTGTTAAGGCTATTTTTTACGCCCTGATGTAGCGGTTTCGGCCATTTGTCATAATTAACCCATGCGTAACCAGAATGTTCATTGTTAAGTGTTGGGACAAACTCGTGATCCACAATAATAACATATGTGTTATATTGAAAATTTTGGTCGTTACTGGTAAAAAGTTCTAAAGGAATAGTTTTTTTAATGGCTGGAATTTTGCCTATTTCTTCCTCTATTTCTCTTTTTAGCGCTTCAAATGGCGTAGCATCTGAAGGTTCTTTTTTGCCCCCAACAAAGCCCCAGGTGTCAGCTGTGCGGCCTTGGGTTCTATGCAATAATAGAAATCTCTTTGTATTACGAGCAAGAAAAAAGCCGCCGCTGCAAATAATTTGATTTAAAGAATTAACCGCCATAACGATTTGTCATATAACCCTTCAAAGCTCTTGGACCACTGCCCGTTGGACCATTTATATTGAATTCCGGTATATGTGTTAGTTATGTAAGTAGTTGTTGACGTTGTTGACGAATTGAAAATTACAGACCAGTTAACTCCGTTCCACTCTATAATATCATTAGCATGTGCTTGAAAATCAGACCCGTCTGTGTTTTTCCAAGCATCTGGACCGTCGTATCCTGCTGTTCCGAACTTACTGTTTACGTTTATATTTTCTAATATTAAGAATCTTGTGCCAGAAATAATCTCAGCAGGCGGTGCGTAGGTTTCTGGATTAATAATAGCATCGATCGTACCTCTGTTGTTAATAACAGTGTTGGAAGGAATAGTATCTGTGTCGAATGATAACACCATCCGTCTTTCATCAGTTGAATCAAGACTAATGTACGCTACTACCTCGTTGCCGTTATCTTTTTTTAGTCTAAGTTGACTAAGCCCTGCTCTAAACTTACCGGGATAGTGATCTAATAACTGTCTCCATGACGAAGTATTAGTAGGGTGTGTGTCTTCTACGTTGTATAGATCCGCAGAGGACTTTATTAATGTTGCGACATTGTCTAAGACCAGCAACTCAAAATTCCCGGGAGTTACTACAGTTCTATCATCCGGGCTACCAAAATCAATGACTGCGTTAGGGTTACTGTAATCGGCAGCAATCTCTCCTTGGCTTAACGCAAAAACATCAGCGATAATTTTAGTAATAATTCCTAATTTTTTAACTTTAGCAGGAGGTGTAATCCATATAGGAGCAGAAAACGTTAGAGTACAAACATCGATGTTTTGATCAACACCTTGGGGAATCGATCTACTTGACCAAATCATGTTATTTTGAAGTGTGAGTACACTTAGGCTAGTCCAATCAACGTAATTATCAGTAGTTTGAATTTCTAAGCTCGGGTTAAACAACACTACTAGTTGTTCCCAGATCTGCATTTTTTGATCCGTATTCGATGCCCAAATATCGGCTGCAAATGTAACAGTAAACGGACTCGGCATAATACGTTCGACTGTATAGTTAGACCCTTGAGAATACAAATACTGGCGAGTATCCGGATCCCATTCCCGTTCTCTAATGTTAACTTTACTAACAAATGTAGGATCCTGTACCCGCGAAATATCATATTGAATATCTTTAATATAACATGCAATAAACGGGGCACTAGGGATTGCGTTCTCGCTGTTCTTTCTTAGAATTTGAGCAACCTGCCTGCTCATATCTCCATAGATTGCAGGAACACGAACTATCTGACCTTTAGAATTTTTATAACCAAAATTGCTCATTACACGAATAAATTGCGTAATGTAACGGCGAAGCTGCCCGTCAAAAAAGTAATCCATAATAATCCTTAATTAGTTGTCTGCTCTCGGCCGTAGTGCTTTACTTAACGCTTGACGTTCTTGTACGACTTCTCCAGCAATAGTAGCTGTGTTATTATTGTTAATAAATCCAGTCTTCTGTGTTTGACGCACAGCTTTTCCAGCAAACTTGCCGCTAGCAACATCTTCATTGCCTAAATTGTTTAATGTCATTCTAACGTTATCTTCGTATTTGATCCAATTTTTTCCATCGTACCTGTATAACCGATTAGGCATATAATCAGTCCGGAGATAAAATTCTCCTGTAACCGGGTTAGACGGAAATGTTAATCCGAAACTGTACGGTTTACCGTTTGGCGGGATTCCATCGCCTGTTAAATAGCCGACATAGATATTTTTGTTAGGGCTTTGTAAAACAATACTAGCATCAAACGCAATGTTGTCGACGCTAGCATCTTCATCTGTAATACTAGCATCGGCAACATCGATTAATCCATTATCGGATCTTTCAGGTATTGTAAAGAAGTGTCGAGTTTCGTAACCGCTTTGAGGAGAATCTGCTTCTGCTTGCGCTAAAATTTGATCATTAATGTCGATCGTTTGTTGATAGGTACTGATGAGATCTCGTAATGTACTGCCGTCTCCTGCTCCGCTATCAGCATCGAAAATTTCTTTAAACTCCTGGCTATCAATCAACGGCACACATTTAGCACGAACCAAATGCGGATACCATGTAGGACTAAATCCGCTAGCAGGTCGAG